ATTGGTAGCGGCAACACCTTCAACAACCTCACCAACACGGTACAACCGGCCACAATCACGTTCACCTCAAGCTCGACTACTACCTTCCTGCGCTTCAGCTTGGCGGGCACGGCGGGCAATCTGATAACCATCAACAGCAGCACCCCCGGCACGGCGGCCACGGTCTCCAAGGCCAGCTCGCTGGTGGTGTGCGATTACCTGAGCGTTCAGGACATCACGGCCACGGGCGGGGCCACGTGGTACGCGGGAGCCAACAGCACCAACGTCAGTGGCAACACCGGCTGGCTGTTCACCGCAGCGGCGGGTTTCTATTGGGTGGGTGGCGCGGGCACGTGGGACGCGAGCACCACGACCAACTGGGCGACCAGCTCGGGCGGAGCGGGCGGCGCGGGAGTGCCCACGTCCAGCAGCGCGGTGTTCTTTGACTCCGCATCCAATGCTACGCTGTACACCGTCACGGTAGGCACCAACGCGGTCTGCGCGGACGCATTCGTGGCAGGGCCAGCCTCGGGCAACGTGACCCTTGCCTTGGGCGGTACGGGGGTGATTAACTGCTACGGAAGCTGGACAAATTCCGCCACTGGTGTTGCTTTTACTGCGACAGCGGGGGTTATAAACTTCGTGGCCACCGCCACCGGAAAGACCATCACCACGAACAATGTGACGTTAGGCCTTACGGCGGTTACCTTCAACGGTGTTGGGGGTGGTTGGACGCTAGGAAGCGCTTACACCAACGTGACGAATGCCGTTACGGTAACCGCAGGGTCGTTCAACACTGGCAGCTTCGCAATGAACAGCGGCGGTTTCAATTCCAGCGGCGCTGTTACCCGATCCGTCACTCTGGGAACATCCACCCTTACCGCAACGGGAACCACGGGTGCGTGGGTATTTACGGTCACCAACCTGACCTTCAGTGGGGCATCCTCTACGATCATCTGCAGTGGCGCATCCCCCACCTTCAGCGGCGGCGGTTTGACCTACGGCACCGTGCAGTTCACGAGCACAGCAAACGGCAACACGACCATCAACAGCGCCAATACCTTTGCCAACGTGACACAAGTGGCCACGGTGGCAACACCCAACATACGCCAAGTTATTCTTGGGGGCAATCAGACGATCAGCGGCACGTTTACTTTGGGCAATAGCGGCGCGGCAAATATCCGCAGTTTTGTTCGCAGCGACACGGCAGGCACCAAGCGCACGCTGACGGTTGCCGCCATCTCGTCCTTGGTCGATGTGGACTTCCGAGACATCATCGCGGCGGGGGCCTCAGGCACTTGGTCCGGCACGCGTCTGGGCAACTGCTTGGGCAACACCAACATCACGTTCAACGCGGGCGTCAACAAATACTGGCGTAGCGTAAGCGGCGCAAGCGCGGCTTGGTCTGGTGTTGTTTGGTCAACATCCTCGCTTGATACCGCCGTACCCGCCGTGAACGACTTTCCGTTGGCGCAGGACACCGTGATCGTTGACAGCGCGGGGGCTACCGTAAACAACGGCTTGCGCACTGGCAACACCATCACGATTGACGCACTTTGGAACATGGGGACGCTGAATTTCAGCGGACGCGGTTCAGCTTTTAACTGGACGCAAAGCAACAGCGACCCCGTTCTCTACGGCGACGTGACGCTCTCTTCGTTCATGACGATGACCACGGTGACGGGTTCACCTACGTGGACGTTTTCCGGGCAAGGCCTGACCCAAACTCTGAACTCTGCGGGCATAACCCTGCGCCTTAGCTCTTTGACCATTGACTCACTCGGCGGCACCTTGGCATTGGCGGCAAACACCCGTGTAGAGCTGGTGGCGGATAACACGGGTACGATAGCCCTGACACAAGGCACCTTGAGTTTGGGCACGTACACGCTTATCTGTGTGGTATTCGCGGGCAGCGGTGCCGTTGCGCGCACCATTGCGTTTGGTACAGGCAACATCACCCTTACTTTGAACATCACGGGAACTGTTTACACGACCGCCACCACGACCAACTTGACGATCACCGGCACGCCGGTGGTCAATTTGATTCCTGCTACCCCTCCTGTGGGAAGCGGCATAACCCGAACCCTAATACCGGGATCGTTGGCAGAGGCGAGCAGCGTTTCGTTCAATATCACCTCGGGCACGGACATCATCGCCATCACCACGGGATCAGTCCGCGACTTGAATTTCACGGGTTACAGCGGCCCCTTGGCCAACGTAAGCGTGACCATCTACGGGAACTTCACCGCCTCCCCAACGATGACCAAGACGAGCGGCACGGGAACCTTCACGTTTGCCGCCACCTCGGGCACGAAAACGATCACGACCGCTAATGTCCCTTTTGACAACAACTTCACCTTCAGCGGCGTTGGCGGTGCTTGGCAGCTCCAAGGAGACTTGATCGCCGGACCATTTTCCGGCACCTCAGCGCGCACCCTTACGCTAAACAACGGCACGATTGACCTGAACAGCTACATGTTGAGCACCGGGTTATTTAGTTCCAGCAACTCCAATACTCGCGCCATTACATTTAACACGGGCAAGATGGTTGTAAGCGGAAGTAACGGAAATGTATGGAACACCGATACCGCGACCAACTTTACGTACACCGGTACAAGCCGCGTGGAGTTGACTTACTCGGGGGCAACAGGAACCCGTAGCGTGTTCCACGGCCTCAATGGTGGCACTGAGGCTAACTCTCCTAACTTCTACGTCACTGCGGGTACAGATACTGTGAACTTTGCCGGCAGTGGGCGCAAGTTCGGCACCATTGACTTTACGGGCTTTGGCGCGGGTGTTGGAACTATTGGTGGTACTCAAACTATCTATGGAAACTTGGTTCTTGTCTCAGCGATGACGGTGCCAAGCCAATCAACCGCTCTTACGTTTGGTTCAACCTCTGGTACCAAGACGATTACCACTGCGGGTAAAACCCTAGATTTCCCGGTCACGTTCGATGGTATCGGCGGTACATGGCAATTATTGGACGCGCTAACACTGGGGCCTACCCGAGCGCTGACGCTGACCAATGGCACGTTTAGCACCAACATCTACGCCGTGTCTTCAGGCACTTTCAGCAGTAGCAACACGAACACGCGGACGTTGTATATGGCTGGCACCACATGGACCATCTTGAGCGGTGGTTCGACGGCGTGGAACTGCGGAGATACCACCGGCCTCACGGTAATCACCGCAGGGTCCACGATCAGCATGACCAGCGCCAGCACCAAGACCTTCAACTCGGGCTTTGTTGCCGGAGGAGGCCGGTCTTGGGGCACCCTGAACCAAGGCGGTGTGGGAAACCTGTCCATCGCGGGAAGCGGCAACTCGTTCTTCAATCTGACCAATCAGGACACTTTCAGCGCGCAAGTGGTGCCCACCACGATCTTCGCCAACGCCCTTACCGTGGATAATTTTGAGCTGAACGGAACGGTGAGCGGTCAAGTTACCTTCGATGGCCAATCTACGACGATAACCAAAACCAACGGCGCGGTAGGGCCTACCTACGCGACCATCAAAAACTCTTTTGCCACGGGTGGCGCGGTGTTTACGGCCTTTCCTTGGGCGGGCAACATCAATGGCGGCGGCAACACTGGGTGGCTGTTTGGTACAACACCAGTTGTTGGTGGCGGTTCGGGTTTCTTCACATTTTTCGAGGCATAAATCATGGCAGGTCTTAACTCCACTCCCATCCAGCTCTACCACAACCAATATCCGGGCGTTCAGCCCTATGCCATCTATTTAACGCCGGGCGAGCTGGCCTTAAACACCGCTGACCTAAAACTGTATTGCACCGATCTTGCAGGAACTTTGCAAACCCTAGTCTGGGACGTTTGGCCAACAAGCCGAGGTGGTACGGGCTCGGCCACGGGTAATGTCGCCGCCCTTACCGGAATCCCCTCACCCCGTGTTGTCGCCTTTGGCAGCGTCGCGTCGATTACTTTCGATGCAGATACTTCCGACATCGTGGAGGAAGTTAGCAGCCAGCCAGCGGGCACGTTAACCATCAACGCGCCTAGCGGAACGTATGTGGATGGCCGAAAAATAATTTTCAGCTTGAAATCCGCCAACCCGCAATCGTTTGCGTGGAATTCCATTTTTGTCGTTAATTCCACCTCAACACTGCCCGTGGTGTCGAGCGGGAGTAACTTGACGGATTACATGGGCTTTATGTACAACAGCGCCTCGGGTAAGTGGCAGTTGCTGGCCACCTCCTTCGGATTCCCTGCATGATTGATCCCATCACGCTAATTGCTACCGCCCGAGCGACGATAGCAGGCGTGAAGCAAGCCATTGCGCTGGGCAAGGACGCTTCTGAGCTGTTTCACCAGTTCTTTGATGCCAAAGACGCGGTGATGAAGGAAAAGGCCCATCCAACCAAGAAGCCCTTCCAGTCGGTAAACTCGCAGGCGATGCAGTTCATTCAGCTCGCCGAAGAGATGCAGCAGGTGGAGGAGCAGATCAAAATCTCCTTCATGCGCCGAGGCAAGACAAATTTATGGATGGACTTCCTACGGGAAAGGAACCGGATCGTGGCACAGAACAAAGCAGACGAGATTGAGGCCGACAAGGCCAAGGCCAAGCGCAAGAAAGAAATCGGGGAGGTCATCGAGCTGGTGCTCCTCATTGTGTTGGCCGCCTCGGTGGTCACTTTGGTTGCGTGGGGAACCATGCAGTATGTTGACTTTATGCGGAGGTGATATGGATGAACTACTTAACCTGCTCAAGGGCATTGCTCCGGCTGTTGCCACTGCTGTTGCTGGCCCCCTTGGTGGCCTTGCTGTTACTGCTCTCGCTGATAAGTTCGGTGTTGCTGATGACGTTACTGCGGTGGCTAGAGCCATCGCTGGCGATCCTGCCGCTGCGCAAAAACTGGCTGAGATAGACCTGCGCCAGTTCCAAGCCGAAAGCGCTGACCGTGACAGCGCGCGCCAACGCGAGTCGGCAGTAGCCGCCGCCGGTGGAAGCCACCTTGCCCAACTGGTGGTGCCGATCCTAGCGCTGGGCACCGTGTCCCTGACGTTCGTGTTCATCGGAATCCTGCTGTTCAAGGTCATCGACACCGCCCAGCAGCAACTGGTGATCTTCGCGCTGGGTTACGCCACCGCTGCCGCGCAGCAGGTCCTGAGCTACTACTTCGGCTCCAGCAAGTCCAGCCAAGACAAAACCACCGCACTTCAAAAGGCCCTGAAATGAGAGACAACTTTACCGATTCCTTGGCCCGCGTGCTGGCCTCCGAGGGCGGCTTTGTAAATCACCCCTCAGACCCCGGCGGCATGACCAATCTGGGCTGCACCAAGGCCGTCTGGGAAGAGTTTGTGGGGCACCCGGTGTCCGAGGCCGATATGCGCGCTCTGACGCCCGATCTGGTGGCGCCTTTGTACCGCCGCAAGTATTGGGACAAGGTATCCGGCGACCAGTTGCCCAAGGGTCTTGATTACGCGGTATTTGACGCCGCCATCAACAGCGGGCCGGGCCGCGCGGCCAAGTGGCTGCAGCAGCTCGTTGGCGTAACTGCGGATGGTGCTATCGGACCGGGCACCTTGGCCGCTGTGGCCACCAAACCAGTGCAGACTCTGATCGCCCAATACAACGACACGCGGTTACAATTCCTTGAGTCTCTTCCGACGTGGGGAACCTTTGGCAAGGGCTGGGGTAACCGCATAGCACACGTGCAATCCGCCGCGTCACTACTCGCTTAAAGGGCCACCATGGACGCGCAGACGCTAATCAATATCGGCTTGGGCCTCATCGGGTTTTTCGGGGGCTGGACAATCAACAGCATTACCCGGTCGGTGGAGCGCTTAGACGTAGATGTCAGGGGCATGCAAAAGGAATACGTCACCAAGGACGATTACCGCCGCGACATCGACGAGATCAAGGCCATGTGCAAGCAAATCTTTGACAAACTTGATGCCAAGGCTGACAAATGACCAACGCTGTTGCTCTAACTTACGATAGCCTTACATCCTTGGTGCTCCAGTATCTGGAACGCACCGATCCTGCGGTGGTGGCTTTCATCCCGCAAGCCATCATGCTGGCCGAGTTTGAGATCGCGCAGGACATCAAGACTTTGGGTCAAATGATAGTGGCCGACGGAACCATGACCCTTGGCGACCCTGTTATTGCCAAGCCCGCTCGGTGGCGCAAGACGGTGTCGATGACGCTCGTAACTGCCAGCGGGGAAAAGCAGCCCATCCTCTTGCGCAAGCTGGAGTACCTGAGCAATTACGCCCCCGCTGCCACAGCCCTCGGAACGCCCCTCTACTACGCCGATTACGACGCGGATAACTGGTTTGTGGCGCCCACCCCCAGCAGCAGTTTTTCGTTTGAGACGCTCTGCTACACCCGGCTGTCACCTTTGTCGTCTAATAACCAGACCAACTGGCTTACCCAGAACGCGCCCAACGCCATGTTGTACGGTACGCTTAAACAGACCGCGCCGTTCCTGAAGGACGACGCCCGCCTGCAAGTCTGGGGCGGCCTGTTTGACGCCGCTATGGCCGCGTTGAAGGCCGAAGATCAGCTTCGTGTTGGTGACCGTCAATCCATTGTTCAGGACTCATAACCATGACCTCTTACACCAACCCCTTTACGGGCCAGACAATCAGCCCAAGCGCGTCTAGTTACTCGCGCATAGATATTACTACGCCGGATATTGTGTACTTGCAATGGCCTATTAACGGGACTGAAGGTGCCGCAATAGCCAGTGACATTATTGACGTAAACGCCTACAACGATTCCACTAACCCGGCGGTTGTCATTATGCCGCCCTCAACACAGGTGTCTGTTGGGCAGTCTATCTTGGTTTGCAATAAAGGATACCGCGACGTACAGTTTTTAGATGACAATGGAAGTACGGTATCCGTATTAAAACCCGGCGAAGCAAAGTACCTGTACACCGTCAGCAACACTACAACATCTGGCGCGTGGTATGAGGTGGTTTTGGGCGTAGGCGCTTCGGCAATATCGGCGGGCGCGCTGACGTACCCCAACCTGTATGGTGTACAAGCCATTGGTAATTATTTGGGCCAACAGTACCCAGTAACTACGTACTTTTCGGACGCGGCCTTGTCTTATCTGGATCGGGCGCGCTTGGCTAATTGGAGCAGCGGTGTTGGCACCTTTACGCTGCCATCCGCTTCTAGCGCCAGTGTTGGGTATGGTTGGTTCTGCATAATCCGCAACAGCGGCACCGGCATCCTCACCATACAGCCCGATGGCACCAACACCATCGACGGGGAAAGCACGCTGCAACTGCAGCTAGGTGAATCCGTAACCATCGTGTCTGATGGATATAACTGGCTCACCTTCGGTATCGGTCGGTCCAATGAATTCGCTTACACCCAACTTTCTTTATCCGTCACTGGCGGCACCCTGATTCTGTCCGCCGTGCAAGCGGCAAATACGATCCAGCAGTATTCCGGTATCCTCACGAGCAGTCAGATTGTTCGGGTGCCTCCAACGGTGCAGCTTTACTCGGTCACCAACAGCACTACCGGTTCCTACACCCTAACAGTGAGTACGGGAGTAGTTGGCGGAGCCACGGTGGAAGTGACTCAGGGAACGTCGTTGATCCTCATCTGCGACGGCACCAACATCTACAACGCAGCTTCTGGCGGCGCATCCAGCACTATCAACACACTGATACTAGGCCCCGGCTCGGTGGGTGTACCCTCACTGCAATTTGTGGGCGCCCCCACTACGGGCTTGTTTTTACCAAGTTCTGGAACGCTGGGCATCGCGGTATTGGGCGCTTACCGAGCCTATTATGACGCCTACGGATTAACGGTAAACGGAACCGTGACGGCATTGTCTGGCATCAGCGGGGGTACGTTCTAATGACCAGTAAGGTCGTCTCCTTGGAAATTCCCGCTGGCATTCAGCGGGACGGCACTACCTTCGACGCGCCGTGCTTTACCGACGGCAAGTGGGTGCGCTTTCAGCGT